AAGACTCAGTCTGATATCAATGCTGCCTTTGCTAAGATGAATGAAGAGTTGACTGAAGCAATGGTTACTGCTCGAGAAACAATCGCAAAAGAGCAGGAAAAGCTCGACAAGCTGCGGTCAGAAAAGAAGCCTGACGAAGCAGCTATTCGCAAAGCACAAGAAACGATCAAAGAAAATAATGATTTGTTAGCACGATCGTCTGCTGCACATACTACTTTGGTGAAACAACTCAAAGGTGAGAAGTCAGAGCTTATTGGTCTTGTAAACGATTATGACAAAATCACTGAGAGACTCAAGGGTGCTAAGGACGCTCTGCTAGAGGCTACAAAGACAAGAGATGATGCAATTAAAGGTTTCACCGACCAATACTCTCAGTTGCCTCAGATCGTCAAAGAGGGCGTTGACGCTGAGGGTAATAAGATCCAGGTCGCAGATCAATTGGGTCCATATTTGGACGCCCTTAAATTCCAGACTGATGCAGTTGCCGCCTATCAGGCCACACTTGATCAATTGAGAAAGTTGGGTCTGGATGATGTGACTTATCAGAAGTTGCTGAAAGAAGGTCCGGAGAATCAGCGCTTTGCTGATCAGTTGCTCTCAGGTGGTAGAACGGCAATTCAAAGTCTAAATACCCTTGATCAGAACTTGATGAGGGTGTCTAAGACTCTTGCTGTTAATGCTGGTAAGAATCTCTATCAGGCTGGTGTAGACGCTGCTGCGGGTCTAGTCAAGGGATTGCAGTCCAAGCAATCTGATATTCGTAAGCAAATGGAGACGATTGCAAGAGAAATGGTCAGAGCTCTGAAGAAGGAGCTAGGAATCAAGTCTCCGTCTACAGTGTTTGCTGAAATTGGTAGATTTGCCATGGAGGGTATGGCAAAGGGATTCATTGATTCGTCGAAGGTTGTGACAAACGCTATCGATGCTGCAGCTCAAAATGCATTGACCACAATGCGAAATTCTATGAGCGCAATGTCAAATATTGTATCCGACGAACTTAATCCAAATCCCATTATTACTCCTATTCTCGATCTAACTCAAGTAAGAGTTCAAAGTCGAGAATTGAGTGCACTTACTTCAGCATATGGACAAGCATCACTTATTTCTGCAGACCAACAGGCACGTCAGGACGAGGAATTAATCGCCGCCAATGATGGTCCGTCGGTCATGTTCGAGCAGAACAATTATTCACCTAAAGCTTTGACTGAAGTTGATATTTATAGGCAGACAAAGAATCAATTGTCACAACTTAAGACTGTACTTAATGTGACATAGAGCATGAGGCGGGGCTCGGATTCCCCAGTATAACCCCACTGGCCCGGGTCCCGTCTCACCTACAGTAAGGAGTGCGCTGTGTTGACTGAAGTTAAAGCGTACAGCGCATGGCAATCGGCGCCTACGCTTCTTCTCGATGAAAATGGCAGACCTGAGACAGACTTGATACAAATTCGTAACATCGAAGGGTTGGATCCAGTTAAAGCGTCAGTTAACACATCTCCATATGGATCTGTTCCTGGTGAATCTTATGTAGGTAGCAGTGTTCCTAAAAGAAATATTGTTCTAACGGTAGGTTTGAATCCTGATTGGGACGATTGGACCTATGAAAAATTGCGTCGGATGGTTTACCACTACTTCACGCCGTCCATGCCTACTCGATTGGTTTTTTACAGCGATGACATAGTTCCTGTAGAAATTGTAGGTGTTGTAGAAAGTGTTGAAAACAATCAATTTAGTAAAGATCCAGAATTGATTGTCTCTGTTATTTGCCCAGATCCATATTTCACAGCCCTTGAGCCGGTTGTACTTACGGGTTTATCTGCGGCCGAAAATGCACCCGTAACTACTATTGATTATGCTGGATCAGTTGAAGCAGGAATATACGTTAAAGTTACACACATAGCAGACCCAACTCCTGACGAAGATATTGGGATTCAACTTGGACTTACTTTCTTCGGGGTACATGCTGTGGTTGATAGTAGTAACTATTTTGAGATGAGTTCAATCCCAATGCAAAAATATGTTCAAAACATCAATCTTAATACTGGTGTTATCACCAATCTTCTATCACAGATTTATATTCAACAAGGATCGTTGTGGCCTATGCTTCAGCCGGGTGAGAACGAATTCTCAGTTTATACTGATGTTAACCCGCACGATTGGGAGCTGACATATTTTGAGCGTTTTGGGGGTCTTTAATGGAACCATATACTTTAGCTCGTGATTTCGAAAAACAAGATGTTATCGACGGTTTTAAATCTTGTATTTGGACTGAACGATATTACGGTGATAGCGATGTTATAATTGTGACGTCACCTACGCAAGATATGATTTCAAAATTATCTGTAGGCACTTTTCTTAGTATTAATGAATCAGAAGAAATTATGATTATCGAAACTTTGAACCTTGAAGACGGAAATCTAAAAGCTTCTGGAATTGGAATTCTTCCTTGGCTAAACAATAGATTTATTCGAATATCTGCCGCGCATGAAGACAGATATTGGTATATGTCTGGGATGCCCGCGGGGCAGATTTTGTGGGAAATTATTTATGCCATGTGCATCTCAGGTAGTCCATATTTGAGTGGTGTGGTTGATATTGGTATCGATAATCCAGAAAAACTCGCTATCCCCAATTTGTTGCTTAGATCTTATGACATGTCAGGTCCAACTATTGAAGTCGGTGTTCCTTACGGTCCCATTTACGATGCTCTTAGAGAAATTGCTACCACATTTGAAGTTGGTATGAAAATCACATTGGAACCTCTTGTTGAGGGATCTGATCTTTATCTTAACTTCTCTTCCTACAAGGGACTCGATCATACAAGTGATCAAAGTATTAATCCAGTAGTTCGATTCTCACCAACAATGGATTCATTTACTGATATCAAAGAGCTTCAGTCTATTGCAGCACTCAAAACGCTAGTATATGCGTTTGCGCCAGGACTCACCCCAGCTGAGGGTGATCCAGATCTGAGAACGGATCCGGGTGTAGCTAGTCTGACGGGACCGCAATATACTGGATTTGATTTGCGCGCTCTTTTGGTATTCGCCGATGATATTACAACCGATATGGTTGGTGGGAGTTCAGATAATCTACTTAACGTTCTAAATAGCCGAGCTCAAGATGCGCTTAGTAATAATAGATTCATTGTAACAGTAGATGGAGAGATTGTTCCTGATAGTCAATTCCAATACGGTATTCACTATAATATGGGGGATATTATCGAAGTACAAGGAAATAGTGGAATTATTCAGACAGCTCGAATTACCGAGTATATTCGAACCCAAGATAATTCTGGATCAAGAGCATATCCTACCGTAACCGTGATTGGATAACTATGTATATTCTTGTTGGATTTATTTGTCTTTGGGTTGGGATACTTCTTGGCTTTATATTTAAAGCTTTTCTAACGAACAAATTCGAAGAGTACAGTGGGATTATGTATATTCGTAAGGATGAAGAAAGAATTGTATATTCGCTTGTTTTGAATGAAGATCCCGAAACTCTCGAGTTTAAAGACATACTTATCTTTAAAGTAGAAACTTCTGAAGAAGATCTCGTTCGCGAGTGAAACATCTCGTATAATGAGACTACTTAAGGAGAAATATGTCTACAAAAGTACCGAAGTATCAGCAACTTTTGGAAGATGAACTGGAGCTAACGCTCAGAGTTCTGAAGACTCAAGTAACTGGTTCTGACGAATACGTGAAAACGTTTAACTATGTCGAACAACTGCATAAAATGATTGATCCTCAACATCCATCAGTTATCAGCAAAGAGACATTGCTAAACGTTGGTGCGAACCTTCTCGGAATCATTCTGATCCTCAAGCACGAGCATGTGAATGTCATCACATCCAAAGCGCTGAGCTTTGTTCCACGACTGAAGACCTAGACCCAAAGAAGTCCATATGAGGGGCCGCAAACGCGGCCTTTCATATTTTTTACTAGTTTAGATATTGGATTATTGAAAAATCCCCGGGGGGTAAACTTGGAAAATGAGTCAGATATTAACTCGCATGATGAAGAAAACCCTGTTCTCGAGGCTATTGCTAAAGCTCGCAAGGCTCAGCAGCAATATATCCAAACTCACGACGTTCAGCTCGAAATTGACCCAGAAATGGAGTATAAATCGCAGAAAAAACAAGCACTATAATGAAACCCCACTACGAAAGGAAATCATGCCCTCGATCTCAAAGAGCGCCCTGACCACCATCGGTGGCGTCGTCGTCGCATACGCGATTGGCGTCGTCGTCGAGCGTGGCCTCAAGGCCGCCTTCAATCGATAGCACTGGATTCTACAGTAGCTAAAAGGAGAGTCTACACAGACTTTCCTTTTCTGTTTTTTGAGATCGCAGAAAAAACATAGGGTATAGTGAAACCATACAACAACTAAGTTGATCTACTCTAAGATCACGTTGTATGGTTTTTAATGTTTGTCAAACCAGGAGGCGATAATGAGTGCCGCTATTAGTATTCTTCTTATTGTGTTCACTGCCTATTGCTTTTATGGTATTTATCTGATCATGCGTCGTGACTGGTAATTCGCAAAAAAAACTTCCGATATAATAGAGGTGGACCCTATATCGTAAAGATATAGATCCTAGGTAGCTTCGACTACCAACCTCGCCCTACTTTTTTTCTGAACTCAAGTAAACTACTTGAGGAGTGTGAAATGGATCGTTACTATTATTATCCACCTTATGAAGGAGGAATTATGCTTGTCGTCGAACGCAGACGTTATGGGTTCTTGAGATTTTGTTTCGATGCCACGTTGACTGTTCTGACGGGAGGTCTATGGCTGATTTGGATCTTCGTTCGCGAGATGCGAAAGAGGTGACTAAACTCGTCCCGATCATAAAGATCGAGAAAGCTTCACCACCATCTAAAAAAGTGAGGATCATCCTATGATTTTGTCGGGACTAGGTCAACAGATCCATAAAGCGCGGTTCTTGTTGGAAAATCATTCAACCACTATTCTTACTGGTGTGGGTGTTGGTGGTACCGTCGTAACTGCAGTTCTGACTGGTCGTGCTTCGTACAGGGCAGCTGCAATTATTGAAGAGGAAAGAGTTACTCGTGCTTTGGAGTATCAGCATACGGAAACTCCGATTCCTCCGCCCGAAGAGCCAAGCAAGACTCTGAAGGTTAAACTGGTTTGGAAGTTATATTTGCCGCCAGTTGCATCGGGTGTCCTGACGGTTACAAGTATCGTTGTGGCAAACAAGATCTCCTCGAAGAAGATTGCAGCACTAGCAGTTGCTGGGGGAATCTCTGAGAGAGCTCTGCAGGAATACAAAGAGAAAGTCGTCGAGAAGCTGGGAGAGCGACAGAACCAGAAGCTTCACGATGAGATCGCTCAGAATCGAGTGAGTAACCATCCTCTGGGCTCTCAGGAGATTGTTCTCGCTGGTACAGGAGAAGTTCTCTGCTACGACATGACTACGGGACGATATTTCCAGAGCACGATGGAAACTATCAAAGCCGCAGAGAATAAGATCAATCATGAGATGTTGAACCATATGGGTGTCAGCTTGGCAGAGTTCCATGAGGAGATTGGTCTACCAGCCACCAACTATACCGATTCTGTTGGTTGGAGTGGTGCTGATCTAATTAAGGTTATCTTCTCAACGACGATGTCTCCTGATAAGCGTCCCTGCATTGCGATCGACTTTGAGCGTCCTCCGAATATGGAGTACAGTAGACTCAATTGAAGAGTACGACACAAATGGATGGAGTAAAGGGTGCTTAAGAAGACGATTACGTTTAAAGATTTCAACGATCAGGAAGTGAGTGAAGATCACTTCTTCCATCTTACCAAAGCTGAGCTGGTCGAGCTCGAGATGAGTGTTGATGGTGGCCTGTCGGAGTCTCTACAGAAGATCATTGCTTCTGAAGATGGTAAGCAGATCATTGCTCAATTCAAGGAAATTATTCTTGGATCGTATGGTAAGAAATCGGACGACGGTCGACGTTTCATCAAGAATCAGCAGCTGCGTGACGAATTTGAATCATCTGAAGCATATTCTACGCTCTTCATGGAGCTAGTCACAGATGCTGGAGCTGCCGCAGAGTTTGTAAATGGAATTGTACCCACCAATCTAGCTCAAGAAGCTTTGAAGATTACTTCTGGTGATATTACTGCAGTTCCAGATCCTCCTACGCCTGAGGTTATCAGTAGGCAAGATATTCAAGCAATGAGTGGTGAAGAGCTTGCTACACTTGGAGCTAGAATCTCATCTGGTGAAGCTGTTGTGGGTGATTAATCGCAAGTGAAACATCGTCTATAATGAAACCCACTAGTTAGGAGACACTATGTTTCAGGCTTATTTGCCCATGGCTAAGCTTGCTGTTCAAGCCGTTTCCGGCTTCGGTGTTTCGAAGATTCTTGGAGATGTCGTTAAGAACAACGTGACAATTCTGACCCCTGCCCAGGCAGTCTCGGTCAAAGTTGGATCGTTTGTTCTCGGATCGATTCTCTGGGAGCAGTCTTCGAATCACATCGAACGGATGACGGATGATCTTGTCAAGCTTGTCCAGAAGCGTAAGGAAGAGACAGAAGACACACCCGAAACTCTGTAGGTACAAAAGCTAAGGACCCTAAACATGGTCTTTAGCTTTTTCATTTTCTAGGCTAAGGATGTAAATGGATTCTCCTGAATTCCCGCCTAATAACGATAAAAGTAAGAGAAGCGCACCAGCAGACAAGAATATTGAAAAAGTTGTTTCTGGTGAAGCCACTAGACGTAAGAAGTCCTTGCGTAGGCAATTCTCAGAGACATTTGTTGCGGGAGATGCTAAATCAGCAGTTAGATATGTACTATTTGACGTTATGCTCCCAGCTGCAAAGGATATGATTGTCGAGGCGGGATCTCAAGGTATCGAAAAGTTGATCTTTGGTGAGTCTCGTCGACGTGGATCTACACCTCCGCAGTCGGGAGCGACTGGTTATGTCAATTACCAACGCATGTCGTCCCTGACAAATCGATTTTCCTCAGGTCCAGATAGGGCAATGAGCCGACAAGCACGTTCTCGTTTTGATTTTGATGAGATCGTATTGCCTGATAGAGTTGAAGCTGAGGAAGTAATCGACCGACTTTTCGATCTGGTGAGCCGATATGAAGTCGCGACAGTTGCAGATCTCTACGAACTTGTTGGACTATCTGGTACCCACACTGATCATAAGTGGGGTTGGGCGGATCTTCATGGGGCAGGAGTCTCTAGGATTCGTGGTGGGTACCTTCTGGATCTACCGGAACCTATCCCACTTGGTTGAACCAGAGCAGTCTAACCAGCTGAAACTATTCTAGGAGTAAAAATGAAGCTTGTCCCTGAGGTGATCGGAAGAACGATTGCCCGTAATACGCTTATTGCTCAGAAAAACTCTCCTGGGGTGCTTCTGGCGGTTGGCGTCACCGGTATGGTGGGAAGTACTATTCTCGCCTGTCGGGCTACATTGAAAATGCATGAAGTCCTGGAAGAGTCCCAGGATAAACTTCAAGAGGTTAAGTATTTCGAGAACGTAAAATATAGTGAAAGAGATCGTTCACGCGATACTACCTTGATTTATGTGCAAACTGGTTTCCAGATTGTGAAGTTGTATGCTCCGGCAATTATCGTCGGTGGGCTTTCAATCTATGCTCTAACCAGTTCTCACAATATTCTGACTCGGCGTAATGCTGCTCTGACCGCAGCTTATACCGCATTGGATAAGGGATTTAAAGATTACCGAGCTCGTGTTGTAGATAAGTATGGTGAAGATGAGGATCGTAATCTTCGTTACGGTTATCAGGAATTTGAGATTAAGGACGCGAAAGGTAAGACCAAGAGTGTTATTCGTGTCGGTCAGGACGAGCCATCAATTTATGCTCGTTTCTTCGACGATTACTCGACTTCTTGGAGTAAGGAGCCCGAGTACAACATGATCTTCATTCGGTGCCAGCAAAACTATGCAAACGATCTACTTAGGTCTCGCGGTCATGTCTTCTTGAATGAGGTTTATGACATGCTCGGAGTTCCGCGATCGAAGGCTGGTGCTGTGGTTGGTTGGATTCTCTCAAAGAACGGGGAAACTGACAACTTCATTAACTTCGGTGTCTTCGATGGTAAAACTGATCAGGCTCGGGATTTCGTCAATGGTCTTGAAGGGTCTATTTTGTTGGACTTCAATGTTGATGGCGTGATCTACGACAAAATCGAAAAGGTAGGAGAGGAAGTCGCATGGCAGCTGACGCAGTAGCAGGCGTTGCAGAAGAGGTTGCTCTTAATCTCGAAGAGGTTGCAGAGGTAACTAGAAAGGTTAATTCTAGCGCACTGGGCTTCTTCGTCAGTGGCGTTGGTGTTGGTTGTGCTGTTGGTTTCTATGTTGGTTATCGCATTGCGAAGGCAAAGACTCGAGCTGAGGCAATGGCAGACGCCGAGGATGAGATCGAGTTGATGCGTGTGCATTATCAGCAGAAGACTATTGCTTCCGAGCCTAAGCCAACTGCTGAGCAGATCATTGAGGAGCGTGGATATTCAACGTTTGAGCCTCCCGCTCCTCCGCGTCCTCTGCCAGCTCCCGTTCCTGTTGACGAGCCGATCGAGACTCCTGCGGTGGTTCTCGACGTCGGTAAGTCAAAGAACGATGGTTGGAATTTCCCGAAAGAACTCGAAGCACGTAGTGCAGATGCTCCGTATGTAATTCATCAGGATGAATTCAATGAGGATGAGAATGGGTATAATCATGTGACCTATACATATTATGCTCAGGATGATGTTCTCGTTGATGAAGATTTC